TTTGGAGAAGTTAAAGGAATTGACACCTCTGGAACCCCTGTAAGTGAAACTTGGGTTGACGGGGACGTTTTGTATTACAACCCTGCGGTTACGGGTGGACTGACCAAAAACGTACCAAATGCACCAAACGCCAAGGTTCAGGTAGCTGCGGTCGTTCACGCGGACAACACCAACGGCATCTTATTTGTAAGACCTACGTTTGAGCCACGGCTAAACGACCTGTCAAACGTCTACGCACCAAGCCCATCAGACAATGATTTGATCGTTTGGGATAATACAGACGCACGCTGGGAGAGCAGAGCCCCATCATCAATCACGGCTGGCTTGGCTACTAGCCTTGCTGGTGGTGCGACCGGATCTCTACCGTATCAGTCAGCAACAAACACGACTACGTTCCTTGCGGCTGGCACAGACGGTCAGGTTCTAAAGCTGGCCTCCGGGGTTCCTACTTGGTCGAGCGATGCCTCCGGGGTGACGATTGCGGATGACACTACGACCGCAACACCTCTTTACCCAATCTTTACTTCAGCAACCACGGGTAACGCGACCACAGTCAATGTTGCCTCAACCAAGCTCAAATTTACCCCGTCAACCGGAACGATGGAGAGCATCGTCCTAAAGCTCAACGGGACGAGTTCGGGGTATGTAGGACTTCAGGGTGCGGCGGCTGCGGGATCTACGACTTACACCCTGCCAAGCTCAGACGGCACAAGCGGTCAGGTCTTGCAGACCAACGGATCTGGCGTGATGTCTTGGGTAACTGCGGCTGCTGGGGTCAGTATCTCTAACGACACCAGTACGGCAACGGATGTCTACCCTGCGTTCCTAAATACGACCTCTGGAACTGCGTCAACAATTTACACGGGCAATGCAAAGCTACTTTATAAGCCATCAACGGGTGAGCTCAAGTCTGAGGTTCCGGTGGCGCAAAACGGTATCTTTGTGAACGCCCAGACGATTGATACGAGCTACACGATTGCGTCAACTTTTAACGGATTAAGTGCGGGGCCAGTTACGGTAGATTCAGGCGTGACGGTCACGGTGTCGAGTGGTTCAGCTTGGACGGTGGTCTAACATGACAATTACGATTAACGGTACAACAGGCATAGCGGGTGTAGACGGTTCCGCTAGTACGCCAGCGGTACAGGGTACGGATACGAACACAGGTATCTTCTTCCCTGCGGCAGACACCATAGCCTTTGGTGAAGGCGGGGCGGAGGTTATGCGGATTGATAGTGATGGAGATGTGGGGATTGGGACTACAACTCCCGGTAAAAAATTAGATATCCTTTCTAACACTTCTCAAGACGGTATTCGTATTAGTGGGTCATCTAATCCACGACTTACGATTATTGACACAACAACTCCTGTTCAGTTTGATGCGCTTTGCACCGATACAGAAGTTGTTTTAAGAAGCGACACCAATCATCCAATGGTGCTGAGTACCAACGGAACAGAGCGTGCCCGTATCACTAGCGCTGGTGATTTTTTGGTGGGGACTACGAGTGCTTCTGCAAAAGTTGATATTGTTCAAGCCGCAAATTCAGTTGGCTTAGAAGTTAACGCAACTGATGCGTCTTATTCTAGTAGTGTTATAGATTTACAAGCCTCAAGAAACACAACCAATAATTCTTATTATTTCTTTAGCGCAACAATTTCTGGAATTCAAACTAAGATTCGTATTGCTGATTCTGGTAACGTTACTAACGTTAACGGAACCTACGGCACAATTTCCGACTTAAAACTTAAGCAAGATATTACCGATGCTACCCCGCAATGGGATGACATCAAAAACCTTCGATTCCGTAAATACCGCTTAAAGTCTGAGGTTGAGTTAGACCCTAACGCCAAGCCGTTCCTTGGTCTGGTAGCACAAGAGGCTGAACTTGTATGCCCCGGTTTAGTTGAGGAACATACAGACCGTGACAGAGAGGACAACGACTTAGGCACTACAACCAAGTCAATCAAGACCTCAATCCTCTACATGAAAGCAGTCAAAGCCCTGCAAGAGGCGATGGCTCGCATCGAGACTTTAGAGGCACAGAACGCAGCCTTTGAAACCCGTTTAGCCGCATTGGAGGCCAAATAATGTCTAGCGTATCAATACAAGGCAATGCCAGCGGGACGGGCATATTCACGATTGCGAGTCCAAATAGCAACACAAACAGGACGCTGACGCTGCCTGACAATACTGGCACTATCCTGACCTCTGCTACAACTACGGGGTTCCCTGCTGGCTCTGTGTTACAGGTAGTGCAAGGAACAACATCAACTGATACAGCCATTTCGTCAACTTCATATACAGATACTTCTATAACTGCATCAATTACTCCTTCATCAGCGTCAAGTAAAATCTTAGTTTTGGCTTCAATTAGTGGACGTGTATACATTAATTCTAACGGAAATAGACAGTATTTTTTGGCTATTGTTAGAGGTTCTACAGTTGTTTACAACAAACAAGACGGTGAGTTACAAGCAGGCACAGGAACTTCTGGTTACGCAATTTGGCCTATTTTTGATTTAATGTATTTAGATTCTCCAGCGACTACTTCGTCAACAACTTATAAAGTTCAAGGAAAAGTAAGTGACACAACAAATGCAACAACAATTCAAGTAAATGCAGTTGGTAACGGAACCTCGGCCATTATTCTTATGGAGATTGCAGCATGATTACTAAAATTAACGCTCTCCATTCTTTACGTCCGGGTGCTGAATGGGTTCTCCGTGGTGATGACCTAGAGTGGCTCGATACTAACCAGACCCAGCCAACAGATGCAGAGATTACCGCAGAGGTGGCTAGGCTAACCACACTAGAGCCAGCCCGTATTGCTACCGAGAACCGCCGTAGTGCCTACATAGTCGAGGCAGACCCGTTGTTCTTCAAAGCCCAGCGTGGTGAGGCTACGATGGAGGAGTGGCAAGCCAAGGTAGCAGAGATCAAGACGAGGTTTCCAAAATGAGCACTTTGAAGGTCAACGCAGTCACAGACGCTAGTGGTGGCAATACCGCTACTATAAATAGCATGACCCCTACTGCGGATAGTTTGCAGGGCTTCCGCAACCGCATCATCAATGGTGACATGAGGATTGACCAGCGTAATGCTGGTGCTAGTGTGACTCCCGCTAATGACACATACACATTAGATAGATGGAAATCTTATCAAACAACTGCTAGTAAATTTAGCGTTCAACGAAACGCAGGCTCAGTAACCCCGCCTGTTGGATTTACCAATTATTTAGGCGCAACTTCATTATCTGCTTATTCGGTTAGCGCAAGCGATTTCTACACAGTACAACAGCCAATGGAAGGCTACAACACCGCTGATTTTGGTTGGGGAACAGCCAATGCTAAAACAATAACATTGTCTTTTTGGGTGCGTTCAAGCCTTACTGGAACTTTTGGTGGGGCGGTCTTTAACGCTGATGGAACCAGAAGTTATCCATTTACATACACAGTAAGTTCTGCAAACACTTGGGAATATGAAACCATTACTATTGCTGGCGACACTAGCGGAAGTTGGGGCACAACTAACGGTATTAGTTTACAAATTTGTTTTAGTTTAGGTGCAGGTTCTACTTATAGCGGAACGGCTGGCGCATGGGCTGGTACTTTGTATACTTCAGCCACAGGTGCAGTATCAGTAGTTGGAACCAACGGAGCCACCTTCTACATCACAGGCGTTCAACTCGAAGTAGGCTCTGTTGCTACACCGTTTGAGCGCAGGGATTATGGGCGTGAGTTGATGATGTGTCAGCGGTATTATTATAGAAATACTGCACCAAGTGGCTCACAGTATGGTAGCGGATATAACGACAGCACAGCAAATGCTTATTTTAATATTCCGTTTCCAGTAACAATGAGAACCTCGCCAACTGCACTTGAGCAATCTGGAACTGCTGGAAATTACGCCATACAAAGAAGCGGAGATTTTCCTGCTTGCACAAGCGTACCAGTATTTGATTCTGCAAATACGCAATCTGCTTTTGTTAGATTTACTAGTACTGGTAATTTAACCGCTGGACAAGGTTCTTCTGCTCGTTCTGCAAATAGTGCTGGTTATCTTGGATGGAGTGCTGAACTATGATTTACAAAATGCTTCCTAAAATCAATTTAGAAAATCAACAAATCTTTGCCCGTATTGATGACGATGGTCTATGCAGACTGACTTGCACCGCTGAGTATCCACAACTGAAAGCAGACTTGGCGGCTGGTGCAGAACTGCAAGACGCTGAAGGCAATGTGATGTCACCCGAAGCTGCCCAACAATTTATAGCGACCCTACCCTAATGTTTACTTGGAAAATCCTAGATGTCTTTTCAGAGGGCGGGCAGATAACCAAAGTCCGATATCAGGTCACGCACGAAAATGTAGTGACCGAGGGGTATTGGAATTTCCGTAAAAGTTGGCAGAATTGCCCGTTAGAAGAAGTTAGTGAACATTCGGTAACGCATTGGTTACACTTAGACATGGAAGATGTTAGAGATAAAATCCATGCGAACCTTGAGAAACAGGTTGCAAAAACCGAACAGGTTAGCTTGCCGTGGAAAGTAGAGACATTTAAGGTGAAGTTATGACCCAGCCCATAGACATTATTAGCCGCGCCATGAAAGACATTGGCGCTCTAGCCGCTGGCGAAACCCCAGCCCCTGCGGAAGCCCAAGACGCTTTCGATATGCTAAACGACATGATTGACCAATGGTCAAACGAGCAGATGATGGTCTACTACAAGACCGAAATCATCTTTACCCTAACTTCAGGTCAGACCCAGTACACCGTTGGCCCGACCGGTCAGGTGAACTCTACCTTTACAGGTTCCATAGCAGGGAATACCCTAACCGTCACCAATATCACCGAAGGCGGTATTGCTTTGGGAATGGTCATTTCAGGGACAGGGATCACCGCTGGAACCAAGATCACGGGCTTTGGAACCGGAGCCGGTGGGAACGTGAACTACGCCGGGACGTACACGGTGAACAACACGCAGACCGTGGCCTCGACCACAATAACCGCTTACTACGAGCGCCCCCTGTCGGTTAACTCAGCTTTTGTGCGGGTCAACACAAACTCTAACGGTCAGCCCATTGTTAATGGCGGCTTAGACTACCCAGTAGCTATCTTGAACCTAGAGAACTACGAGCTGATTGGGCTTAAAACTCAAAACGGCCCGTGGCCTAAAGCCCTGTACTACCAGCCCTCCGAAGTTATGGGTACGTTCTACTTCTGGCCTAACCCGTCACAGGGCGAGATGCACATATTCTGCGATACTGTATTTCAGAGATTTAACAGCATCAACGACACGATTGTGATCCCACAGGGCTACCTAATGTGCTTGCGGTGGTGCTTGGCTGAAAGACTTATGCCCATGTACGGCAAGAGCGACCCCCAGCAAGTAGCCTTAATCAACGCTTTTGCTATGCAAGCCAAAGCTACTATCAAACGGACAAACATGAAGCCCATGCAGTCCGCTAGGTACGATGACGTACTGGTGGTCGGTAAACGTGCGGATGCCGGTTGGATTCTGACTGGGGGCTTTCAGTAATGCCTGACTTTGGATTCGTAGGCGCGGCTTACGAAGCACCCTCTATTACTCAGGACGCTCAAGAGTGCATCAACTTTTACCCTGAGATAGATCCTACCAAACCGCAGGGGGACAGGGGGGTAATAGCTCTATACCCGACCCCCGGACTAGATACCGTGGCTATTTTTCCCAATCAAGACGAAGTTCGGGGAATCAGAACCCTGTCTGGCGGGAACTTCTTATTAGCTATTTGCGGAGCTTTTGCGTACATCCTAGAGGATGACCTAAACCCCAAGATGGTAGGCCAGCTAAATACTTTGTCTGGGTTGGTTGATATTGTAGACAACGGTATTGATGCCTACATAGTTGACGGGGCTGACCGGTACGGTTGGAGGATTTCTGACCCTGCGGCGGCTATTTTTACGGCCTCCATCAGCGGCACAACCATGACCGTCACCGAGCTGTTTTCAGGAACGATTGCGGTTGGACAACAAGTATTTGGCGTTGGCGTAGACCAAGAGACGGTCATCACGGCTTTGGGAACGGGAACCGGCGGGGCTGGTACATACACGGTCAGCAACAGTCAGACGGCGGCTTCTGGGCGCTATAACTCAGCCCAAGTAAATGCCGTGTTTACCGGATCAACGTCAGGTACGACCTTAACCGTATCTGCGGTTTCGTCAGGAACCCTCCACGCCGGGATGACGATTACAAACTCTACCCTTAGTACAAAGACGGTAATTACCGCCCTTGGAACTGGTACAGGAGGGGCTGGAACCTACACAATTAGCAACTCCCAGACCGTTGGCTCATCCACAATGTACGGCCTAAACTGGACGGTCTTACCGGCCTCAGACGGGGCGTTTGTGGGCGGCTCTACGGTCGAGGTAGTAGACAATTACTTTATTTACAACAAGCCTGATAGCCAGCTATGGGGTGCGACCGACCTATTAAGCATAATTTCAAACCCCTTGTCTTACGGAAGCAAGGACGGCTCTCCAGACGATTTAGTAACCATTATTGTTGACCGTCGAGAGGTCTACCTACTGGGTGAGATGTCCTCCGAGGTCTGGATTGACGTTGGGGCGTTTCCTTTCCCGTTCCAAAGGATTCCGGGTACGTCAACCCAACAGGGTATTGCGGCTAAGTTTTCTTCTGCAAGGGTGGGTAACTCTTTTGCCTACGTCTCAAAAAACAACCGAGGCGAGGCCACCGTAGTCCGCATGAACGGCTACATCCCAGAGCGAATCTCTACCCACGCGGTCGAAAACACCTTGGTAGGCCAAGACGTTTCAGACGCTCTTGCGTGGACTTACCAGCTAAACGGTCACGAAGTCTATGTGGTGACGTTTCCCTCAATCGGTGAGAACGGCCTAACTTGGGCTTTTGATAACACCACAGGGCTTTGGCACAAGTGGCTATATACCAATAACCAAGGTCTCTACGAGCGCCACCGTGGAAACTGCTGCTCATTTTTTAACCAACAGGTTTTAATTGGTGACTATGAGAACGGCAAACTTTATAGGGTATCTCTATCCGAGTACACGGATGACGGTCAATTGGTGCGCCGCGTTAGAAGGTGTCCGCACATAACCACCGACCTCCAAAGGCAGTATTTCCATGAGCTTCAGATCCAGTTTGAGCCCGGAGTAGGTCTATCTACCGGTCAGGGTGACAACCCCCAAGCGATGCTCCGCTGGTCGAATGACGGTGGCTTTACTTGGTCTAACGAGAACTGGGTCACGATTGGAGCCCAAGGCCAATACTACAACCGAGCCATGTGGAGGCGGTTGGGCTGGGCGCGGGACAGGATCTTTGAGGTGGTCGTAACCGACCCAATCAAGGCGGTCATTGTGTCTGCGAACCTAAAGGCTTCAGCGGGGGATAACTGATGGCAACACCTCAGAATCAGAGTATCCCAACGTCCCCCTTATCAGACCAATCCGGTCGGCCTACGCGGGCGTGGCAGTTGTTCTTTTTGAATCTTCTAAACTTTACAAGCAGTACGACCGCCACGGCTGGCTCTGCAACCCTACCGGCAAACCCTGCGGGGTTTATCAATGTCACGGTAAACGGGGAATCCAAAAAGGTTCCTTACTACGATGTCTGAGCTTTTAGAACTTGCCCCTTTTATTGAGAGCGTTCCAACAAAAGAACAGATAGACCGTCTCCAAAAAGAGGTAATGAAATTTCCGCAACCGGAGCTGGAGACCGAGCATTACTTCTCAGACGGTATGTATTGCAGAAAACTAATCCGACCGGCGGGGACGTTGATTGTTGGCAAGGTTCACAAAAAAGACCACTTTTTTCTTTGTGCCTCTGGTGAGATAATCGCGTGGACTGAAAAGGGCATGAAACACCTAAAGGCTGGGGACGTAATTGAATCCAAGCCGGGGACTAAAAGGGTTACTTTAGCGGTAACTGATGCAATAGGAATCACGGTTCACAAGACCGAACACACCAATTTGGATGACATTGAAAAGGAGTTAATTGAGCCAGACGAACTAGCTTTGTTCGATTCCAGCAATAAATTAAAACCTTTGGAAGATATTGAACGCATTATGAGGGCTATAACATGAGTTGGATGACTGCGGCAGCAATTATGGGTGGCTCTAGCATTGCTAGTGGCCTAATTGGGGCATCTGCGTCAAAGAAGGCGGCAGCGCAACAGGCCGCAGCGATCCGAGACGCGGCAGCGATCCAAGAGCGTATGTACCAACAGGGCAGACAGGATCTTGCCCCCTACCGTGAAATTGGCTACCAATCACTCAAAGACATTACCGCCCAGCAACCTTTTTTAACCGGCAAGTTTGAGGACTACCGAGACCAGTACCTAGACCCTAGCATGGCGTTTAGGCTAGGGATTGGTGAGCAGACTACCCAACGGGCGGCTAACGTAGGGGGCGGGGCTTTAAGCGGAAACACCCTGCGGGCGCTTCAAGACTACTCCCAAGGACTAGCCTCAACCGAGTATTCCAACGCATTTAACCGGTTCCAAACCGAGCGCGGAAACATCTATAACACCCTAGCCAACATAGCTGGCATGGGGCAGGGTGCGGTCAATACAGGCGTTCAGGCTGGTCAGGCCACGGCCCAAAACCTTGGGCAGTTAGCGGTAGGTGGCGGTCAGGCTATGGCTGCGGGAACAATAGGAGCCGCTAACGCAATTGCTGGCGGGATCGGTGGAATAGGTAATGCGGCTCAAATGTACGGACTTGGAAAAAGCGGATTCTTTAATAAACCCGGAGCAACACCGGTAGCAACATAAGAGGCTGAAATGGCAGACTTTGGCATAAATCCAAACATAGCAATGGGCTTTCAGGGCAGTCCAGCCAATAAGCCTATGACCCTAAACGAGCTTGTTGGCCTGTCACGAAATGTGATGGAAACATCACGGCTGGCTGAGTTGTATCCAGAGCTGATCAAAAAAACCAAAGCAGAGACAAGTAGCGCAGAAACTGGCGCGGCTAAGTCTGCTATGGATTTAAGACTTTCTAAGGTCAAGTCAATATCTGACGGTCAGATTTCAATGATGATGAACCCATTGGTTATAGAGGCAGAAGCAAACCCGGAAAAAGTAGACCGTACAGCTCTAGTCAATCTAGTTACCCAAAACGCCATGATGCAATCCAAAAATCTTGGAATTGACTATGAAACAGAAGGCAAAGAACTAGCCCGCCCGTACATTGAAATGGCACGAAACAACCCCGGCAACTTGTTGCAATTCTTTAAAGAACGGCACATGGCTGGATTAGATGCTGCAACACGGGCTACTGCGTTTGCTGAAGGTAAGGGCATTGGCGTATCGACACTCCCAAGAAGGAGTCCAACCGGCGTAACGTCTGAGCAGATGACCGCCCCAATACGAGGCCAAGACTTGACCGTGGCCCCAGTAACAGAAAATCAAGTAGGCATTTCTGCTATTCCGGGTTCGACAGCTCAGATGGCTCAAGGGCCAGCTCAAGGACAAGCTCAAGGACAAGCTCAAGGACAAGCTCAGGCAAGAATGCCGGTTGGTCAGATGGTTCAGCCTGAAATGACTAACTACCCGTTAATGTTTGAGCCACCATCAAGGGCTGGCATACAACGGCCTAAACGTGAAGGCGAAGATAAAGCTATTGAGTTTGGAACAACATTGCGTGGAAACTTGGCTAAACGTCAACTAGACCTGACCAAGTCAAGAAGCGATTTAGATGAGGTAATTCGTACCGCAACAAAAATTGACAAAGAAGCAATTCTTCCGGAAACAGGTTTAATTGGGGCAGGAAAAAGAAAAATTTACGAAACTATTGGTGACCCAACGTACCAAAAATTACGCAAAGATATTGCCAATGTGGTCAAGTCTAATCAAGACGCATTGTCGGTCGGTGGAAACTCTGTTGCCGGTTTAGAACTAACCAAAGAGGCAGCTGGAGATATTACATACGATCCAAAGGTAATTATTGATATTGCTAGAAGGGCAAAAGCAGACTTAACTAACTTAGACATGATGGCAACCGGTATGCAAAAGCACTTCCAAAGGTATGGAGACGCAAACGCACAACGGTTCACTCAAATGTGGTCGGCAAACGCTGATAGCAAGATATTCCAGCTAATGGACATCAATAGAGACATTACTGATCCAAAGTTGCGACAAGCCGCAGCCGGTAAGGTTCTTGAAGGTATGAGCCAAGCTCAGCGCGAAGCCCTTGATCAAAAATATCAACGCATACTTAAATTAACTACAACCGGGGACATATCGCAATGAACGCCCGCGACCCATATCTTCACAAAAATCTGACACCAGATGACATTGCGTTACTTGAAGAAGGTATGAGGAATACCGTAATTGATGGCGTTCCAATAGACCCAAGAGATATTTTTAGTAATCCAGAACGGTTTAATAGTTACAAATTTGATGTTCGAAAAAAAGCATTTGAGATGTTGCCTAAATTGGCTCCCGGCAACGCTCAGTATGTGGACATGGCTACCGGTCAAGACGTAGGAACCACCCGTCAGGTAGGGATGCGTGGTAACGATCCAATAAGTAGCATGATCTTGGGCGCGGGAACTCAACAGGCAGCGCCACAAGCGGCTCCTCAATCTGCCCAGCAAGCCGCGCCACAAGTTGCTCCACAAGCCGCGCCAGCAGATCCAATCAGTAGCCTAATACTTGGAACTGGAACGCAAACCGCTACACCATCCACCCCAGCAGCCGCACCAGCAGAACCCAAGAAGCCACGGTCACTTGCTAGTTACGTTGGTAAGCCCTCTGATATTGGCCCTGCGGCTGCAAGTTTGGCAGACGTAACTTTGGGAAATGTAGTACCCGGAGCAGTTGGAGCCGTAACATACGCTGGCGCTCGCGCATTTGGTAAGAGCCCACAGGAAGCAACCGCGCTACAAGAAAAGGTAACGAAACCGTTTCTAGACCCGTTTGGTAGGGCGTTTGGGGTTACTGAGAGCCCAGCCTACAAGGGCGAAGCTGGTCGGCAACTAATGGATTTTGTTAGCGAAAACAGTTCTAAAGGTTCAGAGTGGATTTCGGAAAAGACCGGTCTACCAAAGTCAGACGTTGACAATATGCTCGGAACGATTGCTGCTGGAGCTGGCGTAAAGGTTGGTCAAGTAGTTGGCGCAAAGACCGCCAGACCTTACGACACCGGAGCCCCTGCGGTTATAGAAGGGGTAGCGCCAAAGGTTGAACCGATGATTGGTAAGCCACGGGTTAGCTACGCTGAGTTCCAAACCGCGTTAGAAGAAAAGCGCAGGGGTGGTGGCACTTCAACAATGCCCACCGGCACAATTTACCAGCCGTACAGAGAGATTCAGTTTTCTAGTAAAGGCCCAGTTGCGCTTACTGAACAACAGGAACGGGCAAACGTATTGCAGAGGGTAGGGTTTGAAGAAGCCCGTCAAAGTGCAATTACCGGAAATAAGTTTGACGCTGGAAGCGAATTCCAAACTAGCAAGCTAGACGTTCCGGTTGGCAAGTTATTCAGAGATTCATTTGAAACTGAAAAAAACAAGTTATTAGACTTTGGTAATCAAATTATTGATCGAACTGGTGGTTCAATTGGTTTGGACGAACAAACCTTAAGGCTGCGGGGAGAACGGATTGTTGCGCCAATTGATGCGTTGAAACAAGAACTTCAAGGCCAAATGGCTAATACTTATAGCCAGTCAAAACAAATAGCGGCTGGAAAACCAGCAGTAAACCCAGCAAGTTTTCAAAAATTTTTGGATACAGAATCAAACTTTACAGTTAACGATAGCTTTATGTCGTTACGCCGTGGCATCCAATCTCACTTAAAAGAAGCTGGATTGTTAGATGACAAAGGTCGTATTTTGCCTATGACCGTTGAACAAGCTGAAAATTTACGTCAATACATCAATTCCAACTGGAACAATGAGCGTTCAAGGCTTGTTGGTCGATTAAAAGACAAAATTGATAATGATGTTACAAAAGTTGCTGGCGAAGATGTTTACAAAGCAGCAAGAGATATTAGAACAAAAATTGGACGGTTATTAGACGATCCAAAAGGCGTAGCCAAAATCATGGACTACGACCCGCAAAACCCAATGAATCGTGCGGTTCCTTTTGAAAAGATTGCTTCATCAATTGAAAGCATGAGCGTAGACCAAGCTCGCCATTTAATTAAGTTACTAAACGATATGCCTGACAACTTAAAGCCAATGGCTCAACAGGCAATTAACGAAATTAAAGGTCATTTTGCTAACCGCATATTAGAACAAGGCGCAAAGAACAAAGGTCAATGGAACGCCAAAGGTGTTACTAAATACTTAAACGACCACAACGATAAACTGAGAATACTGACTGAGGACAAAGAACTTGGTCAGATGATTCGAGACCTAAACGATGCCGGTCACATATTGCACTACGATGCTTCCTACCCCGGTGCGGCAGTTCAAGCTCATAATTTTATTAGGTTAGGCGCAGCTCCACTATTGGGAACACTAGGAACTGGACTTGGAGGTTCAGTTGGTGGTGCGTTAGGGGGTGTTCCGGGGGCTGGTTTAGGGGCAACCATTGGTGGAACGCTTGGCGCAAAACGCGGTATTAAAATGGCTGAACAGTCTGCGTTACGGCGAGGCCAAAAGAAAATGATTCCTCTCAAGAATATAGGCAAAGGACAATAACTATGGCAGTCAATCTTTCGCCAATCGGCAACGGATTTCAGTTTTTTGATAATAATGGCGCACCGCTAAACGCCGGTAAGATTTACACCTATCAGGCTGGGTCGAGTACGCCCCTATCTACTTACACCGATAACGCCGGTCTTACGGCTAACACCAACCCCATCATATTGGGAACGGATGGTAGGCCGCCAAACGAAATTTGGATGACTGACGGGTTCTTCTATAAGTTCATCCTTAAAGACTCATCAGACGTAACCCTCCAGACCTACGACAACCTCTATGGAATCCTTGGAGTAGTCCCAACGGTTGCGCCGTCATCTGTACCGACTGGGTGTATTCTGCTTTGGTCTGGGTCAATTGGATCTATCCCCGCAGGGTTTGTTCTCTGTAACGGATTAAATAGCACCCCTGACCTTAGAGACCGGTTTGTGGTTGGTGCTGGGTCATCTTATGCGGTGGATGCTACCGGTGGCTCTGCTAACTCAATTGTGGTCTCGCACAATCACACCGCAACTTCTGTGGTGACCGACACAGGTCACGACCATGATGTGCGATGCCAATCAACGACCGCATTAAGCGGAAGTTCATCTGGGCCATATTTTGGGGGCGAAACTAATCGCGCTGCGTTGAGTGTCAGTTCTTCATTTGATAGAACTGCAACGGACTCGATTGTGACGAACACAACAGGGGTTACTGTTGCCACAACCGTCAACTCCGCAGGGAATTCCGGTACTAACGCCAATCTGCCCCCGTACTACGCTCTGTGCTACATAATGAAAACCTAATATGGATTGGCAGACCGTTATCAATATTGGGTTGGGTGGTGTCTTGGCTGCGCTGGGCTGGTTTGCCCGCGAGATATGGGACTCACTCAAAGAGTTGCGTAAGAACACCCATGAGATAGAAAAAGAACTGCGTGAGCTTTATGTCCGCAGGGATGACTTGCGAGAGGTCAGGGTCGAGATGAGCGCAAGGTTTGACAAGATAGAGAGTTTAATCGGGTCGCTATATGATCGCTTAAACGACAAGGCAGACAAATGAATTATGAGCGACATAGACCCAATCATTACGGCAGCTCAACAGGCTACCCAAGGCATAAAGTCTGCCATCAAGTCTGGTCGTGAGATCAGCCAAGCAGTAGAGTCCATCCAGAACTTTGGCGTTGCGGAACTAAAAGCCCGCCAAGCCTACAAGCTAAAGACCAAGACCAAGACTGACGAGATTACGATTATGACCGCCATGAGTGAGTGGAGACGGCTATATCGGATCAAGCAAATGGAGGACGAGGTCAAGGAACTACTCTGCCAGCAGTTTGGCGAGGACGAGGGCCGCATCCAGTTTGGCAAGGTCTTAGACCTAAAAGAGAAGATGCAAAACGAGGCCAGAACCAACAAGCAAGAGCTGACCGATGATCTTAAACGCTGGCGGTCAGTCCAAGTCTACGCGGTGGGCATGGCTACCCTACTGGTAACTCTGTATTACATCTACAAGGGTCACCTGTGAGCGAGCGCCAAGACACCCTGACCAAGGTCTTAGCCTATGTGGATAGCCCGTTTAAGCTATTTGCGCTGATCCTGATGGCAATCCTAGCCTTTGCGGGGTACATCGTATACGACCACCGAGAGCTGATTGTTGGGACGTACAAGGAACACCAAAAGCTCCCCCAGATAGCCGAGGGTAGGGTCGATGACGCGGCTACCCATTTATTCAAGCATACCAACGCCCAAGTGGTCGCTATCTTCAAGGTCAACCCTTTAATTGGCTCGCGGGTCTTGTACCGCGCCTACACAAAAGAGGGTCGTGACAAAACTATGGAAGGTTTAGACGTTGGCCTATTTACGAGCAACGCCAGCAATAATAAGGACGTAGTTGCGCTCATGGCTAACGAGATCCCCTGCGGGGAGTACAAGGCAGCTCAGTCCGAGGTAGGACTCTGGTACATAGAAAAGGGCATGACCTTTGGGTGTAGGGTGAGCGTCCCCCCCGACCATAGCCGGTTCATAGGCCAGATTACCGTGGGTTGGGCTACACCGCCAGCCAACCTAGACCAAGCAAAAACCATGTTGCAGATTGCCTCAACCATCCTAGCGAAGGAGAAAAAATGATCCCAATCGGTATGCTTTTAGAGGTAGGTAGCAAAATCCTAGACAAGGTTCTACCCGACCCCGAGGCCAAGGCCAAGGCTCAAATTGCGCTCATGGAGATGCAACAAAAGGGTGAGCTTGCCCAGATCCAAGCGGATATGAACGAGCAAGACAACCTGACTAAGAGAGCCGAAGCGGACATGAAATCGGACTCTTGGCTATCCAAGAACATCCGACCCATGACGCTCATCTACATCCTGACGGCCTACCTAGCCCTTGCGGTTATGGACGCTATGGGGCTAGACATCTCTGATAACTTTGTATCCCTTTTAGGTCAATGGGGGATGCTGGTCATGTCGTTTTACTTTGGCGGCAGAACCTTGGAAAAGGTCATGGACATGAAAAGGACAAAAGATGCAGCTAAGTGAGCATTTTTCCTATGACGAGCTGGTGCGGTCTGAGACCGCCGAGCGTAACGGCTGGCTCAATATCCCCTCAAATGCGGAAAAAGAGAATTTGATCCGTCTCGCGGAGCTATTGGAAAAGGTCAAGGCTGCGGTCGGGGGGAAGCCCATAATGATCAACTCAGGCTACCGGGGCAAGCAAGTCAATGACGCGGTGGGCTCCAAGGACACCTCCCAGCACCGGCTAGGGTGCGCGGCAGACCTACGGGTTCCCGGCATGAAACCACGGGAGGTCGTGGAGGCTTGTATAGCGGCCTCTGTGCCCTTTGACCAGATCATCCTAGAGTTCGATAGCTGGACTCATATCAGCGTCCCAAACACCCCGGAAACGTCCCCACGCGGTCAGAGTCTAATCATTGACCGGCAGGGGACGAGGGCTTACAGTTAAAACGCTTTCTCTTTGCCCTTACGGGCCTTACGACCCCCTTTTGGGGGTTCTTTTTATTTATTGATTGCAGGGGTTTCCCCCTGCGGTTTTTAAACCCTGTGCCTAATATCAAGTTCTTGCAGTTTCAACATTCTCTGTGCCAGTTCAAGGCACTCAATTTGTGAGAAGGTAGGCAGTTCTTGACGAAAGAAAACATACAACTGGGCGAAAGTTTCAAGTTTTGTATTGATGATAGTTCTCCAAAGTTTAAGGGGGCAAAATTGCGTCCCTACTAATAGGACGGACGAGAATTCAATTTGTCAGGCTTTATCATCCAAAAAAATTGATTTATAAGGAATTCTCTCGCTAGTACAGCGGGGCGCAAGTTACATCGATAACTACGTCCCTAGTCACCCCTCCCACGGCTCTGCGACCGTAGATCACCACAGCCCTAGTCCTAGCCGCCTGACAGTCCTGAATGGCGTTAGCGGTCTCTAAGCGGGTCATGGCGTGGACTTCCTTATCCACTATGAGCTTCTGAGCCGGTGGCGGGACGGTATAGCTACCGGGGTTTGTGGCGCACCCAGTTAGGGCGAGAACTATCAGTAGTCTTTTCATCTTTTTTTTCCTTTTGTGAGCAAACAAAGCAGACCATTGCAATCATCGCAATCAT